AACCCTGCCTAGGGAAGTCTCATTGAATACTCCAAAATGGTATGTTGTATCAGAGGCACGTATTGCTAACCCATGTAAAAAGGTTGAAGGTGAAACTAAAAGACCTAAGTCATGTGAGTTAGAGGATAGAGAAAATCCTGAATGGCCTGTAGGATATACTTACTTAGATAGATTTCTTGATGATATGAAAGCTCAAAATAACGGTGATGTTGTTTTTGTTGCAACAACTGTTGGTGATTATAAACAAATGACAGTGAATAATCAAGAGATTCGTAGATATATTAGAGAATTAGGTGAAGTAATAGTTTATTATCGAAACGTAACTTTACCGAATGGTGAGGAAGGCGTAGGGGTTGAAGTAGAGAAGAACTAATGTGGGGTTTAGTATTAAAAGTATTAAAACTTATATTTTCTCTAGCTTCAAAGAATATTGCCTTTAAACCATTACATCCTTGGTTGTTAAAACTCGATGCATGGTGCGAAGAGAAACTTGGTATTGATATAATCAAACAAGAAAAAAAGTTTCATCAAAAGTGGCCAGGCATATCAAAAAGAATTGCAGTATTAGAACGCGATTCTCACCCACCTATCTGCTTAGAAGATTTTGATGGTTACCACGATTTGGTAAAAAGAATAGAAGAATTAGAAAAAAAGTAGTTTACATTTAAGGTAAACTGTGGTATAATATATAATATATTATGAATGGAATAAGCACTATGAATGTTACAAAAAGAGATGGAAGTATACAACCTTTCGATTTAGACAAAGTACATAAAGTATTAGAATGGGCAGTTGAAGATATTACAGGCGTATCAATGTCTGAAATAGAACTGAAAGCTAATATACAACTTTATGATAAAATCCCAGCTTATGACATTCATGAATTATTAATCAAATCTGCTGCTGAACTCATTTCAGATGCAACACCTAATTATCAATTCGTAGCTGCTAGGTTAATATCATATAAACTCAGAAAAGAAGTCTATGGTCAATATGAACCTTGGCCACTCAGAGAATTAATAGTTACAAACGTTGATCGTGGAGTTTATGATGGTGCTATTATGGAAAATTATAGCCCAGAAGAAATCAATGAATTAGACGAATACATTAAACATGATCGAGATGATTCATTTACTTATGCAGGTATGGAACAATTCAGAGGTAAGTATTTAGTTCAAGATAGAAGAACTAAAGAACATTACGAAACACCTCAAATGCTATACATGATGGTAGCAGCCACACTCTTTAGTGGATATAAAGAAAACAGATTAAAATACGTAAAGGATTACTATGATGCGATATCTCAATTTTACATTTCGCTCCCTACGCCGATCATGGCGGGAGTTAGAACACCTACTCGACAGTTTAGCTCATGTGTTCTTATTGAGTCTGGGGATAGTCTTGACTCTATTAATGCTACTGCTTCTTCTATTGTTAAATACATAAGTAAGAAAGCAGGTATAGGAATTGGTGCCGGTTCTATACGAGCTGAAGGTGCTAAAGTTGGAGATGGTTCTGTAGTACATACAGGTCTTATACCATTTCTAAAATATTTTCAATCAGCTGTTAAGTCGTGCTCGCAAGGAGGTGTCAGAGGAGGAGCGGCTACGGTATATTTGCCACTATGGCATTATGAGTTTGAAGATTTAGTAGTACTTAAAAATAATAAAGGTACCGAAGAAACGCGGGTACGTCACATGGATTATGCATTTCAGTTTAATAAGCTGATGTATGAAAGATTGTTGACGGGTGGTAATATAACATTTTTTGATCCCAATGATGTACCTGGTTTATACGATGCATTCTTTGCAGACCAAGACAAGTTTAAAGAATTATATGAAAAGTATGAAAGAGCATATAGTATCAGAAAGAAAACTCTACCAGCATTAGAAGTATTTTCACAATTCTTAACAGAAAGAAAAGATACAGGTAGAATATATGTTATGAATGTTGACCATGCAAACGATCATGGTGCATTCGATCCAAAGGTTGCACCTATTCATATGAGTAATTTATGTTGTGAAATTGATTTACCAACTCAACCTATGGATACTGAAAATGAAGGTGAAATATCTCTTTGTACTCTATCAGCAATCAATTGGGGTTTAATAAATGAACCACATGAATTTGAAAAATATTGTGACCTATCAGTAAGAGCACTTGATGAATTATTGGATTATCAAAACTATCCAGTGTTTGCAGCTGAAAAAGGTACAATGGGTAGAAGACCATTGGGTATAGGTATTATCAACCTAGCGTATTTCCTAGCCAAAAAAGGTTTAAAATATGATGAATCAGCATATAAAATAGTAGATGAATATGCAGAAGCATGGTCATATTATTTAATCAAAGCCTCTGCAGATTTGGCACTTGAGAAAGGAAAATTGATATATAATAATGATACGAAATATTCTAAAGGAATACTTCCTATCGATACTTATAAAGAAGCGATAGATAATTTAATAGAGCATGAAGAACGTCTACCGTGGGAAGATTTGCGAAAGCAACTCAGGGAAACTGGTATTCGAAACTCAACTCTCATGGCATTAATGCCTGCTGAAACAAGCGCTCAAATTAGTAATAGTACAAATGGTATTGAACCTCCAAGAGCTTTAGTATCATATAAACAATCTAAGGATGGAGTTATGGCTCAGGTAGTACCTGGTTATCACCACCTTAAGAATAAGTACGATTTGCTATGGGAGCAGAAATCTCCAGTAGGTTACCTTGGCATCTGTGGTATATTACAAAAATATATCGATCAAGGTATTTCGGTTAACACATCTTATAATCCTGAACACTATGAGGATAATAAGATACCTATGTCCGTAATGATACAGGACTTAGTAACAGCATACAAATATGGGTTAAAACAGTTATACTATTTTAATACATATGATGGCGCTGGTGAAATGGTAGAGGAATTACATACTTATGAAAGTGGTACTTCACCCGAAATTGACGATGAGGATTGCGACTCTTGCAAAATTTAAAAGATAAGATTAACGAAAGAATGGACATCCTACAAAACTGGATGGAACAAGACTATCACATGAAAAGACCGGAAGTCGTTTATGAACATACATTAACGATCAGTAAGTTTTGGCCGGTGTTAAGCGAAGAAGATAGAGAATATATACAATGTGCACAAGATGCAATAGAAACCAAATCAACAATTTCATGGAGACCTGATGTCAATACTAAGTAAAAATAAAAAATCACATTTAACAAAAAATATGTTTTTAGATGAGTCAGTTGACATTCAAAGATTCGATGTATTAAAATATCCTCAAATTGAAAAGATAACAGAAAAGCAATTAGGATTCTTTTGGAGACCAGAAGAGGTTGATATTTCAAAAGATAAGAAAGACTTTGACGCGTTAACAGATCATGAAAAGCATATCTTTACATCTAATCTCAAGAGGCAAATACTACTTGACTCGGTTCAAGGCAGAGCTCCAAACATTGCATTCCTTCCTATAGCTTCATTACCGGAAGTAGAGAATTGGATTGAAACATGGTCATTTTTTGAAACAATTCATTCACGTTCTTATACTCATATTATTCGTAATGTATATCCAGACCCATCAGCAGTTTTTGACGGGTTATTAGATGTAAAAGAAATACTTGAATGTGGAAACGATATTGCAGAATATTATGATGATTTAATAAAGGATAACAATTCAACAACAAATAAAATGGACCATAAACGTTCATTGTATATGTGCTTAATGTCAGCCAATGCTTTAGAAGGAATAAGATTCTATGTATCATTTGCATGTTCATGGGCATTTGCTGAATTGAAAAAGATGGAAGGTAATGCCAAGATTATTAAGTTTATTGCAAGGGATGAGAATACTCACCTTGCTGGTACAACAGTGATGATTAAAAGGTTATTAGAAGAAGATAAAGATATGGTTAAGATTGCCAAAGAAATGGAACCACAAGTAATTAAATTATTTACAAATGTAATTGAGCAAGAAAAAGATTGGGCTCATTATCTATTTAAGAATGGTTCAATGATTGGATTAAACGAAACAATATTAAAACAATATATAGAATGGATAGGATGTAAACGTATGAGAGCATTAGGTTTACCTTGTCCATATAGTGTACCTCAAGCAAATCCACTACCATGGACGGAGAAATGGATTTCCGGAGGTAATGTACAAGTAGCACCACAAGAAACAGAAATTAGTTCTTACGTTGTTGGTGGAGTTAAACAAGACGTATCAGAAGATACATTTAAAGGAATGGAATTATGATTACTATATATGGAAAAACACAATGTCCATACTGTGATATGGCAAAACAACTATGCGAGTCTAAAGGCGTAGAATACGAATATAAACAATTAGGTACAGACTTTGGAAGAGAAGAGATGTTAGAAACTTTTCCAGGAGCTCGTACATTTCCACAAATTATTTTCATGGGTGAAAAGATTGGTGGATATACAGAATTGCAAAAGCAATTTGAATAGGAACTAAAATGGAGCCAAATCATTGGTACACTCACAACTGTGAGTTTTGTTTTACTTCTACAAAAATATATTTTGAAGAAGAAAGACCTGACCCTATCTATTGTCCGCATTGTGGTTCAGCGGTAGAACCCATAGATGAACTCGATTTTGATGAATAAATAGATTAATGGAATGGGTTTACGAAGGCAAAAAATACGAACTGCCGGAAAATTACGATCACAAAGACGTTTATGGTTTCGTGTATCTCATAACGAACAGAGCGACAGGAAGGATGTATGTGGGAAAGAAATTCTTTTGGAGCAAAAAAACACTCCCAATAACAAAGACAAGAAAGCGTAGAAAAAGATTACTTGTTGAATCAGATTGGAAGAACTATTATGGAAGTAATACATACCTTAAAGAAGAAGTAGAAAAACAAGGTGATGAAATGTTCCATAGAGAAATACTACACTTATGTAAAACAAAAGGTGAATGCGCTTATATGGAAGCTAAAGAGCAATTCGATCGAGATGTACTTATTGATGATAAATATTATAATGGTATTATCAATTGTCGTATTGGTGCACAATCAGTCAAAAATTTAAAATAAGCGGTTTACATTTAGTCTAAACTATGGTATAATAGATCTATATATGGCAAAAATATACAAATTTCCTACGGGCGAAGAAATCACACCGGATGTCGATCCTATTACAGCAGCCTCGGATGAATGTGTAGAAATATCTCAATACCTAATGGAAGTCTTAGAAGAATTTATAACTACAGGTCAAGTATCTGATGATAAAAGATTTATGGATATGAATTTTAGAGATGAAAGTATACAAGAATCGAGGGATATGTTTGTTATTGTCAATATGATAAATGCGATGTTAAATAGGTATATGGGTATTCCACATAGATTACATCGTACTTTTGATAGAGCTTATGTTGAAATTAAAGCTTTATTACATGCAAATGAACAAGGTCGTGAAGAACTCAAAAAACTTTTAGACCAACTTGAGGACGAAGATAATGATACTACTTGATTATTCACAAATTGCATTAAGCAATATTATTGTGCAAAAACTAAATGATGAACAAATGATAAGACATATGATACTGAATAGTATTCGTATGTATAATAAAAGGTATAGAGATGAGTATGGCCAAATGGTTATATGTGCAGATGGTATGAATACCTGGCGTAAAGAATACTTTCCATATTACAAAGCAAATAGGAAAAAAGGTAGAGAAGAATCAGATCAAGATTGGAATGAAATCTTTAGAATTTTACATTTAGTCAAAGAAGAAATTAGAGATAATTTACCATATAAGGTTATACACATGGACGGTGTAGAAGCTGATGATATTATTGCTTCACTTGTTTTAGAAACACAAGAGTTTGGAAAAGATGAACCTGTAATGATTGTATCAAGCGATAAAGACTTTATACAATTACAAAAATATAAAAATGTCAAACAGTTTA